TGTTTGTTTCCCTAATGGGTCACGACCTCTTGCTCCACTATCTTTGAATGGTTTATTCATTTCTTGTGGACGACCACCTTGTTGGTCTTCTGGTCTGTCATCTTCTCCATCATCAAATGGGTCAAAGATAGAACCTGCTACGGTATCCGGTGGTGTTTGAGCATCGTCTTGTCCGATACCCACGGCTGCCATATCACTTGGTGTTCCGATTGACTCTCCTGAAGCCATTGGGTCATTACCTTCCATCTCAATTTGTGAGTGTCTGAATTTTTGTTTTTGGTCATCAATGATTTGATTCTCAATATCAATCTTTTCTTTATCAGAAAAGTTAAATATATTATCATACACCCATTTATAAGGTAAAATTTTATCACTAATCATATCACGAGCTAATGAAACTTTCTGTCCGAACAGTTCAATCTTTTCTTGTTCATACATTGTTGAAGGACTTGCTAACTCTAATTCAAAGTTTACTAAGTCTTCATCTGTATATCCTTGTGAATATAGATGAACAACTGCAATCTTTGTCAATTCTGATGTGATAATTCTTTGTATTCTTTCTATGGTTCTGGCAAATCTCACATCTTCTGCTGCAAGTGTTGCTTTACCACCGACATTTTCATCAAACCCTAAGAATGCTTTTGGAACTCTTAGAGATGCTAATAATTTGTTTTTCAAATATTCAATGTCTTCGGTTGAATCATAATCAATACCACCTAACTCACTTATTTCAGTTCCACTATCTCCACCTCGAACTGGCATAAAGAAGTCTTCTGTTAAGTTTTGTATGTTGTATTTTAAATTATACTCACCGGTATTCTCATCAACAAATGGTGTCTTTTTCATTTTGTTAATAATTCTTTGCATATAATTATCAACTTCATTTGGTGGTATGTTTCCAATATCAATCTTAAATACTCGTTTAGAAGGTGCTCTCATAATTCTGTGAATTAACATAGCGTCTTCCATAAGTGTTAATTGTTTCCAAATCTTTCTCGTAGACTCAATCATAGACTTTCCGTAAGGTAAGAAATTACTATCGTTTGCTAATCTAAAGTGTGCGATTTGGAAGTTTTCAAATTCTATTTTTCCTTTACCACTTGCCTTTTGGCCAAAGTAAGGGTGTGCTCCCTCGATACTTTCTAAGTAGAACTTAGTATAGTAAGGATTTTCAGGGTCTTCTCCCTCTGCTCTAATGATTTCATAAGGTGAAAGTGGAACTACATTTGTAATACCATATTTTTCATTAATATCTAAGTGTAAAAAGAAATCACCATACTTAACCATATTACGAACCCAAGGCCATAGGTTGAACTCAATATTCATAATATCATAAAATAAATTATTTAAAATTTCTTTGATGTTTTCGTTGTCAGTTTTTATATCGACTACTTGACCATATTCACCTTTCATTGTAGACTCATCTGAATAGATGTCTAATGCAGATGATATGATTGGGTCTGAATCCATTGATTCATAATCTTTGAACAATGCTAATCTTGCCGCCATAATTTGATGAACGGTAGAATATCCTGTTCCAACTAAATCTAAGTTGTTATGTAGTTTTGTATATCTATCAACTAAATGTGATTTTACTTGTTTTTGCACTTGGTCTGTATCGGCAATCTTTAATTTTTTACCACCTACATTTCTTACGATAACATTTGTAGAAAATAATCTTCTCAATCTCCCAAATAATGTTGTATCAGCCATTTTTTACCTCACTTTTATAAGAGCCAGTCTAACGACTCTTTTTCTTTTCCTGTATCCCAATCCCAACTATCATTTCTTTGAATGTCGTCTTGGGTGTATAAACCCTCATTATCCATCATTTTGGATAGGGTTTTCTTTGTTAATTCCACACCTTGTGTTCGTAGTCTTAATGCTGTATCACGAACCCAAAGTCCAATAGCAAAAGACATTACAAGGTCATCATTGTATCCTCGCATTGCTTCTGCTCTATTATTTATATAAACGAAAGTCTGTAATTCGTCAATCAAACGATTTGAACGAACTATCACACTTTCCTCTCTAAAAAATTCTTCTAACTTACTAATAATTAGTGGTCTGGTCTTAGAAGTCGTTGAAAAACCAGCAACCATTTTCTTTTCTTCACGATAATGTTTGTTCGTTATTTGATGTTGAACATCAACATATTGTAAGTCTTTACTTGTATAAAATAGATTAGGATAATCCCTATCTATGATTTGTTGGATTGTTGCCCAACCAATATTATTGTTCTCTACTATAAGTAGAGCATCATTATATTCTGTTGCTACTGAAACCAACATATTTCCAAAATCTTTGGTATTTATTCTACCTTTATATTCTGCTACCTGAGTTAAACTTTCCAACTCAATAACGTGAAATGCAGAATAGTCTGCACTATCTCCACGACCAACATCTGCACATACAATATAATCTTTATTGTAGTTTGGTTGTTCCCAAACCCACATATTACTATCGATACCCCTTTTCTCTACTGGTTCGATACAATGTGATTTTCTTAACTTTTCTAATATCATAGCATCAATTACACCTGTACCAGATGTTAAGAAGTCACAATCACATTCTTGAGCTGCACTTGACGGCCCGAGTAATGTATCTTGTTCTTTTCTCCAATCCTCATTTCTGTCTGGGTGAACCGTCCAATGTAGTTTGATTGGATTGAACATACCTGTTGCATCTTCTGCCTCCACCCAAGTTCTGTGAAACCAATTACCAACTCCATTAGGTGTTGAAAGTGCAATACAACTACCACCTGTTGTCAAGGTAGATTGTGCAGCCGTCCAAATATCATCAATCTTATCAATAAATGCCGCCTCATCTAATATCAATAATGATAGAGCTTCTGAACGAGCGGCTTCGGGTCCTGATGATACCGCTTTAATCTGTGAACCATTCATATATCGTAGGTTCAACTTATTATCTTCAACACATCTTTGTTTCAACCAACTCGGTAGATTTGCGTGCATAACACGAACTTTTGTTACCAAGTTTTTTGCTACTTCTTGTTTTGTTGCAATTACCAAGACATTTTTATCTTGGTGGAAAGTCATCATCCATAGAGCATAACCTGCAGTCAATGTAGATATACCCAACTGACGAGCTTTTAAAATAACATTCATACGATGCTCTTGAAATTCGCTGACGGTTTTGTCTTGAAAATCATACAACTCAAATGGTATTTTGCCTTTGATTGGGTGTTGTATCATACAATATTTTTTCATAAAATATGCAGGGTCTTGTGCACATTTTATATATTGTTTTTTGATTACTTCTTTTATTTGTTCTGCCATTAGTCTACTATTTGACCTGCTAATTTAACTGAAGTAGCAGTCAAAGCTACTCCAAATGTAAAGTATAACCATTTGTTTTCATACCATTTAGGTCTGACAAGTTTTACTTTTTGTTCAAGTAGTTTGTTAGTGTCTTTTAGTAGATTAAGTTGTAGAGTTTTATTAGCAATCAACATAGAATCTATGACTGATGTTTCTTCAAAAAGTTTTAATTGTGATTCCAAATCCTCAACTAAGGAAACATTTAAACTATCTTTTAGTTCTAATTCCTTAATAGTATTGGTAAATCCTAAAACTTCTTCCTCGGTAAAGGTATAGGTTTTAGTTGAATCAACTTCTTGACCAAATAAAGCTCCAATTAATAATATGTATATAATATATCTCATATATATAAATATATACTACTTTGAAAACTTCTTAAGAAATTTTACTGCTTCATCAGCATTATCTTCTTTTACTGCTTCACCAGCTTTTTCAATCTGTTTTTTAGTAGTAGTAACTTTTCTTTTTAATTTAGCTACTTCTTTTTTATTAACTTTTTTCTTTGATTCAAGTTTTACGACCTCTTTTTCAAGTTCTTTAACTTCTTGGTCTTTTACTTTAATCTGTTTATCTAATTCTTTGACTTCTTTCTTTTTATTACCACCAAAAAATAGATTTAGTATTGCATTAATGATACCCATTATTATTCTCCTTGTAGTTCCTGTTCTGCTTGTTTTACGAGTTCTCGTTTTTCTTTTATGAAATCTCTTGCTTCTGAAATGGTTTTTTCAAACTCTTTTTCACCCATTTCCCACTTTTCAGCTTCAAGTTCGGGCGTATCAACACCTACTTGATTAAACCATTCTTTTTTACCACCTGTTTTTTCGTAGTCATCTAAACTTTGTTCCAAATCTTTTAATTGTGACTTTTGATTTTCTAACATCTTGGTTTTTGCGTAATCTTCAAACTTACCTTCAATTCTCATTTTGTTTTCCATATCAACTTGACAATTAAAACAATGCCCCATCATTCTCCAAAATTTATCATCAAGTCTTTTACTCATCGCTTTATCACATTTTGGACAAAACCAAGGCATTCTAACTGATGCCATAATATCTGTCAATTCTGACTTTCTTGTTTTACCACCAAGGTCTTCTTTTTTACCTTCGTATCCTACTTGAACATATTCTTTTTCAGTTTTACCTGTGGTCATTAAATCTTTTAATGCCTTATTCTGTCTTTCTGCTTCTTTACTATAATTTGCCATATAACTCCTTAAAATCTTAAACTACCGAGTATTTGATTTATTGGTGCAAATGCTCCTGTGAATTTATAAATTTTACCTTTGTATTTAAATACAAGGCCTTCACTTGGAACGATTGCACTTGAACCACCGATAGCTTCTAATTTTTCTATTTGTAATTTTAATTTTTCTAATTTTTCTACTTTGTCTGGTTTTTGTAAATCTTTTAATGCCTTTACTACATCTTGTCTAATTTTTTGAACTGCTGCATCCGGTGATACTGCTAAAAAGCCAGACATATTTTTTAATATCTCTGCACCAACTTGAAAGAATAATATTTCAAATGGTTTAATATTTTGTTTGAACATTTTGTTATGGTCAAGTTTATCAGTTTTTAAAATCCATTTCAAAAATTCTGGTCCTGTTTTAAAATCTTTTTTAATTTGTCCTATACTATATGACTTGTCAAAAAATGCCCAACGATTAGTTAAGTTTACTAATTCACTATCCGTTATAGATGTATTGTATTGTTTTGCTGCGTTAAAAATATATTCTTGCCAAAATGACTGATGATACATACCTAATGTGTCGGTATCTTTTAATCCGTATTGTCCTTGTAATTTATTCAATCTACCTAAGAAAGAACTTTTCTTTGCTCCGTAGTTTTGAACTTTACTCATCTTTAAAAAATTAGGTTTACTAATTTTAAATGTTTTTTGTATATTTTGATTTATTTGTTGTATCATACCTTGTAACATACGAGCAGATTCTTTTGAGTATCCTAACGCTTTACCACTCTTATCATATTCAGTAGTTCCGTGAAATACTATTTCTGCAACATCATAGTCAATTACATTTGCTGTTTGTGGATATATAACCTCTAAATTCATCCATTTAGTTCCATTACCAAATACTTTTTCTTTTTGTTTATCTGATAATGAACCTATTGATTTTTCTAAATCTCTCATCGCACCTACAAATGCTTTCTTAACATCACCTCTACCAGCGAACATACTCACTATACCTGCGGTTGTTGGTGCAGTTTTACCACCATTTTTTAGGTGTCCTTTGTTTCTGGCTGCTTTTAACTTTCCGTCTACCCAACTTACCATTAGGTTTTGTCCGTCAAGTTTTTCAGAAACATTATCTTCACGATTAAGCTTTCCACTTAACCCTATAATAATTATGTTCTTTAAATCTGAAAACGTCAAATTATTATCATCAAACGGGTGATTCATATGTCCATATGCTCCACCCTCTTGCAATATATCTTTTACCAAAGATTCTGTAAGTTTTTTATGTATATGTTTAACACCCTTTGTGACATCTTGTTTAACTAACAATGGTGATTCTTTCATTTTAGTGAATGATTTTTCTCCAAAGTATTTAACGACTTCCCACTTCAAACTTGATAATGTTTTTCTCATTCGTTCCTTGTATCTTGGAAATGGATTATCTACTGATTGAGTGTTTTTTCTATTTTGGTTTATAGTTCTACCTGCTGTTACGGTCTGAGTACGGTCTTTTTCATAGTCATCTGCTTCTATGGTAAATGACATATCTGCTGAATCGTTAATTGGAAATCCTATAAGTTCCCAACCTAATATTTCTGCGTGTTCTGGTGTTACTCTAAAATAATCATCTAATGAACCGAAAAAGTCATACATACCCTCATCTGATAATATCTTATCACTAAAATGAACTCCAAATGCACTTGCCTCTTTCATTAGTGATTTTACTCTTGGTTGTTGATAAAATTCAAACAATTTTTTAAATTTGTTAGTCATCATAGTGTAAACACCTTTATCAAAGTATCCAAATGTTTTTTTAAATATTTGTTCTCTTTTTTCATCTTCAAACTTTGGACTACCTAATAGATTACGAATTTCCGTTCCACTTGATATACCACTAACTTTTACCGTTGGTGCAGTATAAATGTATCCGTGTTCTTCATATCCTTTTAAATTATTTTGATTAGACTTTAAGTCTTGATAATAAGTCAATCCACCTGATTTCTTTTTACCACCTTTTAATCTACCGGCGTCTTTTGCTCCGAACACATAAACTACTGCAGTTGTGTCTTTATTAAATTTTTTCAATAAGTTATTTGCTACATAAGGAACTCTTTCTTTAAAGATACGATTTTTTGGAACACCCATTTTAACCATATGACGAACTTTTTCATTATAGTTCATTGGGTGTCTTGGTGGTTGTTTTATATCTGATGTTGTGATATATGCTTCACCAAATTTACTTTGTAGTGCGTCAAATACTTTTTTGTGATGTGGGCCAAATGGTTGAAATCTACCTGGATAAATTGCTATTACTTTTTTAATTTTTGATTTTTGTTCGTTTACTTTTTTACTCGTATCGGTTTTCATAAATGGGCCACGAGAAATAGTTCTAAATTTAACTTTTAAATCTTGTCCAAATAATTTTTTTGGATTTAATATTCTTAAAGTAACGAGTTCTGTTTTATTATCTATTTTTTTTGCTTCAAAATCTATCTCTTTATATTTTCTTCCTTTATAAGTAAGATTAAATCCTGTAATGTTTTTT